GGGGAGTTAGCAGGCGTGTCGGATGTGTAATCCGGTACTGTCCTATCAGGATCAAGGTTATACTTCTTCGCCATTCCCTTGAATTGAGACTCAAGTTTCTTGTGGGAGTTGAGTTGGCGCTTATAGAGCATGTCAGACCGTGTAACAAAGTCTTTCCTAGTGGTATCGGCCAAACGCTCACCGTTGATTGATTTGTTGTACATGGCTCTTACACGATCAGGGATACCCGCTGAATTCTGAGCGGTTGCGAATTCACCTTCTCGCACCGTTGAACCTGGATCGAGCATCTTCATGTAGTTGAACACAAGGGCTAGGTCGCCAGCCGCCGATGGGTTCTTAGCGGATTCCTGTATTCTCCCGTAAGAATCTCGAACCTGAATAAATGGGGCGGCTAGTTTGGTGAAGTCGTCGCGTAACTGCCCCTCTTGTTTGAATCCAATATCTGAACGTGCTGCCTCCTTCGCGTCGCGATCCACCTTGTCAACAGTCGGTACAAGAGCGGAGAAATCTCCGGTCTTGGCAAAAGTCCTAACGGACTCCTGCGAGTAGTCCTTCGGGTTGATCTTGGCGAACGGAGACTCAGCACCGCCGCCTTTAGCGTTGATAAGAGAGTTGACCATGTTGGTATCGCCACGACCCAGAGCTGCGGCCATACCACCTTCGTAGTCGAACTTAGCCGGAGTAGCGGCCTGTGCTACCAATCCCTGTGGCTGTGGTGCGCCCATGAACTGGGCTTGTTCATCCACAAAAGGCTTTTCAGCCTGACCGGGGGAGAAGTATTGCTGGTATGGCTGTTGTGGTGATTGTACTTGGCTTAACAATACAGCGGATTCCGGGTTACGCTGCATCAGTCTTTGCCATGCCGTGTCTGATATCTGCCCAGATTGACGGAGCTGAACGTACATCTGGATTTGGGGAATGTCCTGCTTCCGGTTCGGCTTCAGTCCACCATTACGGGAACGCGGGTCGTCGTCAGGCAGAGGTTGATCGGATTCCAGAAGGTTAAGCGTGTTCTGGATTGGGTCTTGGTAATCACGCATACCGCCTTGTTTGATCGGCATTAGCCTGCCCCTCCACCGCCACCGCCCATACTGAACCCCTGCATGATGGAATCGGCAATCGCTTTACGCTCTTGGAATGCGCGGTTCTGCTGGCTTTCAAAAGCATTAACCATTGTGTTAATCTGCGCCTGACCTACCCCGAGAGCCTGTAGCTCACCAGCAAGACGTGCTTTCGCCGTGTCAAGGTCCATGCCGTTCAACTGCATCTGCTGGCCGACTTTACCAAACATGGTCTGCGCCATCTGCGCGTCAATGCCAGTCAAGGCCGACAGATTCTCGAATTCCGCTTGTGCTCTGGCGTCACCGAGTCCACGGTTCTTTTCAGTGGAGAAGCTATCCAATGACTGTTGACCGAATGAAGAACCAGTAAGGCCGCGAAGCCCGATATTCCTCTGTAATGCGCCCTCACGTTGGGCGTATTCCTGGCGCATTGGGTTAAGTTTTGATTCGATGTAAGCTGACTGATTGCCCTGAAAACGTGAACGAGTACCGCGAAGGTTGTTCATAATCTCCGCGCCGCCAGTATTCAGGTCTCCATAAAGACCGGCATTCCGAGCCATCGCCTGATCCTGAATGGCGCGAATGGACGGGTCTAGCGTCACGTTCCCATTAATTGCAGAGCTGTAACCTGTATTCATGGTGTCCATTCCTCGACCACCACCCATTTTACGGCTGGTATTGAAGAACGTATCTTTTGAAAGAAGTGAACCAGTCCTAACTTTTCCGCTCATCGTTTGCCCCTCACTGAATACATGAATTCGTCGCCCCTCGGGTCGCCGTTCGGTATTTTACCGACATAATGAAGTACGCCATAACTCGCTGTTTTATCAAACAGTGGTTTTGAATTGTTTAACGAATATACCACGCAAGCCCCAATCTTCCGGTATCTGGACATCTGGAAGAAAGCGACTGTGGCTCTCAATTTGTTCCTAGGTGTGGCCCAACTGAAAAAAACGCAATGCGGCTCTACTTTCCACCCGTCTGTCGCTACCCAAACGATCCCAATAGGGCCAGAGCCTTTCTCGTAGTAACTGTTATGATCTTCGGCTACCAGGAATTCCAGAATAGACGCCTTCTCCGCCAATTCAGAAGCAAAACCCGATTGGTCTTCTGCTTCGATGGAATAGAACTTCTCTTTGGAATGTGCCACCCAACAGATGGCAATATCCTGATGGTAGTTTTCCCCATCCATGATATTCAACTGACGGAATACCGGACGGCCACCTTTGAACAGAAGATCGCGCTTTTCCTTTGGGTTCATACCTGTATCTTGGTTATATCGAATCGTTGGCTTGAAGTTACCGACAGGTCTATATAAACGCCTTCCCCTCTTCCTACCGGGGAAAAGCCTTTAGTCGATATACGCTCTGAGTAGAAAAAACCAGTGTTAAAGTAAAACGCACCGCCAAAATAAGACGTACCGCCAAAGTATGTCGAAGCATCTCCAACTGGCGGGCCTTCTAGCGGGACTGTGCAACGGGTAATCGAGTAATCGTCACCCCACTCAAAGTCCATCACCAAGTCACAGTCTGCGACCATTCGATAATGGACCCTTCCAGTGAGTTGATTAAAGTTCGGGTCGTATCCGTCAAGCCCTTCAATCAACATCGTCCGTCTGTATGTAACGATATCGGTATCTCCGTTATCCCCTGTTCCGGTTCCGTCCATCTGGTAGATATTGCCGTTAGAGTCTCCGAAGTAGACATACCAGCTAGTACCTCCAGGTTGGCGCATGTAGATAGCTGCGCTGGTGTCAAGGTTGGAAGAATGGCTTGTCTTGTAAACAGACCACGGAGACTTATCTGTCGGCTGCATGTCTTTGAACAAAACCGGGACAGACCCGGAGTCGTTGAAGAAATATACCTTCTGTCTCTCCTGATCGTATACCGTTATTGCATCGGTAAACCCAGAGGTTATATCTCTGATCCATCTTGATAGGTCGTCAGACTTAACATCGCCGTAGTCCTGAACAGAGACCAGAGATTCTATATTTCCACCTCTACGCATGTAGACGATATCATTACCGATATTCGCCATAGTTTCCGTTCCAACAGCGGAGGAACCGGAATAGAATGGGAGCCACTGGAAATCAGTCGAGTCTGTACCCGTTAGCTTCCATATCCTTCCATTCTCTGTGGATATAATTAGCGTCCCAAAAAATAACGCGACCCCGTTGATCGGGAGAAGATCAGGGGTCGTCATGTAGAACGCCTCGTTACCTGTAGAGAAGGTAGAGGATTGCGCTCGTTTTGATGTGTCGTAAGACGTTGGGTCTTCGTATAAAGAAGCCACCATTAAATGCGGTGTATCGGTTCCGGCCTTGACGTTAAACAGCCACATACGTCCAAGGTGGACTATGCCATATTTGGCATAAAGATCGGCACCAAGACCTGTGGTCAGTGTGCTAAAAGTGGTCCCGTCCCATTTCTTGACGACTGTCAGTTTCTCGATATCGGTTATAACGGAGTACCCGCCAAGGCTCCACGTTGTTCCCCTGAGCTTTGACGTGGCCGTTACTGTGCCGACATCCGTATAGGTTATGTCTCCATCCCAGGAGAACACTTCTGCGCCTAACTGTACTAGAGTGGTTTCGGTGTTGTCGTTTTTTATTAACTGGATGAAGCCACTCGTGGAACCTGTTATTCTGGTGGTTGTCGTCTTTACATACTCGCCTTTGGATGAACCGTAATTTGCCTTGGCCCCCCAAACGTATATTCCAGAACTACCGTCACCTGCGTAACTACTGGCCCCCGCAGAAGCGGTCATTACAACCAAATTGAAAGACGTGTCTGTCACGGTTGACGTAATAGATAATCTATACCAACCGCTTCCTATGTCTTCGGTTGTATAGCTGTTGTTGGAAAACGTAGTTCCGTTTACAGCGGTGCTAATTACTGCTCCAGTAGATAAGTTGAAATAGAACCCATAATTATCCAGTGCCAATGAAATCAGGAAATAACACTGCGTCCTCTCTGCGGCTTTGACATAAACGCTGGCTGTATATACGGAACCAGATGTAATAGTTGGCGTGCCTTGGAAGACGTAATGCTGATCAGTTGTTCCGTCTTCAATCAGTTTATCCGCAGTTGATGTGCTTAACGGGTCGGTTGCCGCGTTAGCCGATATAGAAGAGTTGGTCTTTATATATTGCGCGTTATCGAACTGCTCCGAGTACAGAAGCAGGTTCGTCCCGCCAAGATGATCAAACGGCTTTCTAGGTCTGTAATGGGTGTCATTAACACCAAGCTCGAAGTTGTATCCGTTGATACACTCCTGCGGCTTGACAAGGGTAACGTCTTGCTGATTAAGCCCGCCTTCAAACGTCAATGCCGCCATTAGCGATACCCATACCCGTAATACTTGGAAGGATTGGTTTGTCTGAGGAAGGCGTAAAGCCTCGCTTTGGCGTTGTTATAAGTCGCGTCCTCTGTTAACAGACCTTGTGGCTGTTCAGTTCTCATAAACGTGAACCTACGGGCCGCGCATTGAATGAAGGCGTAGTATTCCTCGTTAATGTGAAATGGAAGCGTGTCGCTTGACAGCGTGACGTTCACAGACTTCTCGAAGTCATACTGTAAAGACCTGCCGTTAAAGGTTGAATTCGGTACGTTGTAGAAACCGACCTTCTTGGTTGAAGCGTCCGACCAATACCACCAGCTTGGGCCTCCGGTATTAGTCTGGTAAAGATAATCCTGATCCCTTAACGAATCTTCCCCTCCGGTCCATTCGTAAATCCGGACGTTATCCGTAGAGTCGTAAAATGACGGGTTTGTGCCGTAGAACCGCACAAAGTCAGCTTCCAGGGCGTAGGTTCTGGTTCCCGTTACCAGGGAGATAGTCGCAGAGTCCTTCTCGTAAGGAATCAGTCTTTCCGATACGATATCTCCTAGTTCGTCTTGGATAGCAATTTGTGCCAGCGAAATAGTCGCGGCGTGTTGCGTGTCTGAAAAAGTTGTAATGTCGTCGTCGTCACCACGGATGATTTGGTTGATCCGTAATAGACGGTTTACGCCATCAATGAATGTGGCCATGAGTCACCCAGAAAAGAAGGGGGAGGTTTCCCTCCCCCAAATTTAACTACTGATTACTGAATCTCTTTGGAGAGGGTCATCACTTTGATGATCCAGTTACCATTGAGAATCTTGGTCGCGTGCCAAGCCTTCCAGGCAATCGAGCCAACTTCGTCGAACATATCCGCGATACCCGAGGAACCGGGCTTCTTGGTGATCAACTCAATCGGAGGCTCTTTCGACTCATACATCATCTTCACCTGATCGCCAAACTTGGTGCCAAGGCCGATGGTGCCAACCGCTTCCTTGCCGTAGATGTAAGACGTATAAACGTCGTTGGTGTCTACAGAAGTGCCACGGAAGATATTGGAAGTGGAGGTCGTGCCAGCTCCGGTCTCGATGGGGGCGATTTCAGACTGCACCCAACGCACACCGGCGATAGCGCCGAACTCACCCACCAAGGTAGAGGTATACCCACCGTAGGTCTCTACCCCGACAAAGCCGGTCAACTGGCGAATGTCGTCCGCAACGTCCGGATGGCAGATACCGTAGAAGCTAGACCGTACAGGGGTGGTGCCGACATTCGTCGAACCAGTGGCCTGACTGAACTGCTTCATGGCTGAGTTACGCTCCAGCTTGTTCACGGACCAGCGGATATCCACGGCCTTCATTTCCGCAATTACAGCGGATTTGTTGGCGGCGGCTGTGGCGTAACGAATCTGAGTAGCATTATCGAACTCAGCCCGAGCCACGCTGTTCAGAGACTCACCAGCATTCGCGCCAAGGGTCTCCATAAGAGCCATTGTGTTCGTGTTGATGTTGAACAGGTCCACCTCTTCCGTGGTGATGATCGCATTACCGTACTTGGCTACTGCCTTGGTGATGTTGGTAATGGTCGGGACAACTGATGTACGACCCATACCAAACGTCGCCGTGGAACCGGCCGATACTTCCGACAGGGCCGTGGTAACGGCTGCCAGGTTCTCGATGCGACGCCACTTGACGGTTGCCGAACCCGCTGCCTTTTCCAGCGTACCGGGAAGGGTGCCGTTGAAGAACGGAAGTACCTTACGGGCCGCTGACAACAGTCCACGCATGTAGACGTTGTTAATCGGTGCGGGGATATTACTTGCAAAGTTACTTGTTGCTAGTGCCATTGATTACATCCTTGCTATTAACTATAGCCTCGTTGGCTGTTCCACCACCGCTCGAAGTCTCCATCGCTCATGTTAGCGAGTTCTTCGTTCTGCGATTTGTTGTTGGTGGTAGACATGGCCTTTTGACTGACTTTGGCTGCACGTTGGTTCTCGACAAGCTGCGGATCGGCAGAGACTTGGAACATCTTGGCGTTACTCTTCGCCACAACGTCTAAAGCCTCATCCAATGCCTTTGGGTTTGAGTAGCGGTTATCCCAGATTCGACGGAATACCTGATTATCCCGGTATTCTTTCTCCAAGAGGATTTCTGCAAACTTCGGATCAACCTTCAAGCTTTCGTTTACTCGTGCAACCGCCTTTGTTACTTCGACGTTCAGCCTTTCCGTCTCCTGCGTCCTCCGCATCTCTTCAACCGTTTTCTGCATCGAGGTCATGGTGTTCATGACCTGCGCCGTCTGGTTCAACTGGTATTTCGTGAATTCATCCGGATTAATAACGGGGTCTGGTACGCGGTAGTCGATGGGCGGTGCCTGATACTCAGGCTTGGCCGTGAACGTTTTGGTTTGTTCTTCGATGCTGTATTTTTTCGCAATGTCCTCAAGAGTGACTTCTTGCGGGGCTGGTTCGTTCGCCGTGGTTTGCTGCGATTCAACAGGCGCGTTGCTCTGCTGTAGGTTTTCTTCACTCATTGGTTGCCTCCTTCGGCACTCGTAAATAGGTTACCCAAATATCAAAGCCGCGTTGTTCTGCTGACGTGGCCTTCCACTGCTCGGTGTTATCCTTCTGCGGATCATGTCCAGGGACTACTGGCCTTTGCCTCATAATGTCTTTGATCAAGGCTAAAAATCGCGGATCGGAGTAGAGTTCTATGTACAGCTCTTTATTGTCTTTCATCAGAACGCATCCAGTAATAGCAACATGATCATGTCTTGATCCTCTTCTATCTCTTTCTTGATCTTCTGTAACCGCTTTTGCTGTTCTATAGAATCATATTTTATTTCCATAGCTCTTTTTGCTGCTGCAAAAGCATTGCTAAATCTTGTAATAGCAAGCCCAACATCTTCTATTAGCTCTGCTTCTCTCTTTAGTTTGCGTAGAGCTTTTTCTGCCTCTTTGCTGTCGCTCTCGGCAGATTTAATGATTATCTTTACTAATTCAGGCTCGCTATATTTAGGCTTCTTCTTCTTTATTGTTGGCTCAGGAGCCCAATGATATGTCTTCATTGAGCCACCAGATGACCTTACAACCTGAGGCTCTCCTGATACGTAGGTTAATTCTGCATTGACGCCAACGTATGAATAAACCCCTGTATCACAGGTTAGGACGTAATCAACAGCCGTCGCACCAGGGACGTAATCCAGTGTCGCCGCGTTACCGACATAAGTATAAGCACCCGTAGCACATGGCAGGCTGTAACCGCGTGTCAGGGTTGCCGCTTGGCCTGAGTATGTATAAGCGCCTGCATCGCACACCAGACCACGGCCAATGGTTAAGGTGGCGGCTTGTCCGGTATAGGTGTAAGCACCAGCGGCACAGGTCAACGTGTAATTAACTGCGCTCCCACCGCGCAGGATGGTCGGATCAGATAATTTGATATCTGATGATGTTATTTCCCCTTGGTAGAGGAAAATATCCGTCATGTGGCAACAGCTACCAGAGTATTGACAGTTGTACCGGCTACATCCGGAGAACCAACCTTATAGGCTACAGCGTAACAAGACAAAGAAGGGCCGACGAGAAACTGATAATTCCCATTCGCATCTGATCTGATAACGCCTACTATGTTGTCAGTAACAGTATAAAAGAGATGCACCTCGCAATCTCCCAAGGCTGCACCCGCAGAATCTTTCGTTACGCCGCTAATAGCATACTTGACTCCATGAAACATGGTGCGTTGAAAAGTACAGTTTGTTTCAAAACTGGTGGCTTTTATTACCGTCGCCATCTCCCGTCTGGTAACGCCATGAATCAACATGGGCCGTAGCCCCTTGGTTGATTTCGGGTTACTTCCGGGGATGCTCATTAGTTCAGGGCTTCTACGGAATAGTTGTAAATCTGGATACCGTTTGCAGCGTTGCTGGCGCTGATGCCTACCCAGAAGTCCAGCACGTTTGCAATAGTGGAGTCATATCCAGTGCCAGCGGCAGGGGCCGTATTCGGACACATCATGGTATTCGCGGTATAGGTCGTCGGGTCGGCTACAGCGCCAACTACGAACATGATACCCCTCAACACACCTTGTCCCAACATATTTGCGCTAGTACTGGACCCCACAGCATTGACGCGCAATAATACTTCATAGTCGAATGGAATAAGCGTGTGTGCCGTGGTGCTAGTGGTAATCGCACCAGAGGTATGCACGACGATGGAACCTAGCATTACCTGAAAAGTAAAAGTTGGCTGCGCCGTGGTGATGTTGCTAAGACCGCCTTGAACCTTGATGCGTAGCAGTTTGCCAATGGTCAGGTAGTTAGGAGGAAGAGACACAAGGGCTGTCGGTGTGATTACCGTCTTTGCCGTGGTGTAAGTATTGAACAGAGTACCGCTGATCGGCTGGTAAGCTATCTGTTCTACCCATGTCTGCATGCTCATATTATGTTTCCTTTATGGTCCGGTGATCGTGTAAGTTCCGCCTGATGGGTCAAGCGTCGGGGTGAAGGTGTCTGCATTGGCTCCGCTCATTACTACGGATGATCCGTAATCCCAATAGCCGATACATTGGGTGTTGGTCAGGTTGTAAAGAATGACATAACGAAACGTAAACCCACCAGCGGAAGCTGTCCACGTAGGGCTTGCAGGAGCGGCTAGGGTCAGTTTGTACACACCTGCGGTCTGTGCGGCTGATGTAACTGTGCAGACAACGCCACCAGCGGTATAACCACCGCTTGTGCTTAACTCGGTAGCACTTGCCGCTGTCGTGTGCGTAGCCACGTTCGGTGCGGTGTTGGACAGGATAAGACGCCATGAATCCGTTCCGGCATTAGCGGCCTCTTGTAATACCTCTGTTCCTATTTGGTAACTGACGTAAGCGGCCATTATCTTATTCCTCGGTCACTTCGTAGCCGGATTCTGTCTTTCGTATCTTCTTGTTTACCCTTCCCGGTTTAGCGTCAACATTGATAATTATCGTCTCCGCTTTCTTTTCGGTAGGTTCTGTCGGTTTTCCCTGTTCTAGCTTCTCTTTCATGGAAGAATGCGCGTTCTTCAATTCACTGATAGTCTCAGCTATTAGCGAAAGTTCTTTCTTGATGTTTGCTTTCTCGCTAGGGGTTACAGGGCGAGGCTTACTACTATCTCGCGGCTTTCTTCCACCAACCACGCTGGTCATTTTCCCGTCTTTACCACGGACAACCTGTAGGTTTACTGGTTCATCCAGCCTTTCATAGATGTCCTTGATGATGTCTTCATAGTCGAATGTTTCACCATAATTACCTTCCAGTAATCCATTCAGCTTGTTGTACATGGAATGTATCTCCTGAACCGATACATTCCCTGTCCCGGCCTCTGCGACAGAAATAGCGGCCTTGAGTTTCTCTAACTCTCCTTGCAGAAGTACAGTATATTTCTTGTTGTCTGAGGTCACTTGTGAACGTGTAATAGTTTCTGCAAGTTTCGCGTCGTTCACAGCTTTGGTGATAGCAAGGTTTTCTTTAAGCTTATAATTCTCTTCCTGCATAGACTGCATGGCTTGATCCATCTCCTGCATCTTCTGTTGCATCTCAGGAGGAATCTCAGGCTCTTCCGTGTTCATAATCCTTTCTGGATTCTTAACCCCGGCGTCCTGATAGGCCATCTTCGCTATCTCGACCACGTTCGGAATCTGCGCGGTGCGAGGATTACCCAAGAGGGCGGCGGTGACGTTAAAGACTCCAGAGGCTCTTGCCTTTTCACCAATGGCCCCTCTGGAACCGACCACATCAAACACCGTGTTTTTCGGGATATCTGAACCTTTGATGGTCATAAAGTCCGGAGCGTCGATTTCCGGGTTATAGAACGTGTACCGCTGCATGTGCTTTTTGTTCAATTCATGCTGCATGTAGAGGAACGGACGGAGAGCGTGTCTTTCCTGTTTATCTACGAACTCACCTGTACGGATTTCGGCTTTAACGTCAGCCGTGGTGATTTCGGTAGCGGTTTTATCACTCGGGTCATCCCCTGCCCCTGCTCTGATGGCGTTAATGCCTAACCCCTGGTTAAGTTGTCCGATAACGAACTCGAGACCGACCATTGCCGACTGTGGGTCTCCGAGGCTGATTTCCTTCACGCCGTAAGAGCCTTTAACCCCGATCTTCGCGCCGGGGTGCATTCTCGGGCCACCGTCTAACACCAACTGCGGGTCGTTGGCGTCATAAGCCACCGGAGGCTCGATCTTCATCACCATTGAGTCTATGAGCTTGTTTGCTAACTGGCTTCCCAATTTCTGCATAGGGGCCAGTTTGATCAGAGGGCTTGTATAGTACGGGTCTCTTACATCCATCCGTTCGTAACCTGAATAGATAATGGACGGATAAGGTAGCTCGTTGGGCGCGTAGTAAATCGGTATCCCGTTCGCCAAAATAAACTTTGCGTTAGGCAGATAAATATCCCCGTCCTGTCGATCAATCACCAAGTCACCGTAATACTTCACAAGCTCCAAATCTTGCGTATCGACGTCTTTATTAACGTTGTTCTTCTTTGGAATCTTGTCGAAGTTTTCCAACATCCAGCCTTCGCCGCGCATCATTTCTTTGAGAATGTGACGCGGTACAAAGTCAACCAGAATCATTGACCCCGTGTAGAAAAGATCAGTCCCTATGACAGAAGGGGAAGGGTCTGGGTAGGAGTTCCACATTGAATACGGAACCCATACCGGGGCGGCGGTTTGGTTAATAGATGAACCGTCATAGACTCTTGTACGAGGCTCCCATCTGATTTCCGCTACATAAGAACCGTGATGCAAAGCCTCTTTTACGGAAAGCTCATAACGGCCCTTTAACCCGAAGTCCATGTGTTGCTCAACGAGACACGCACGGTAAGCCCTATCAGCCATGTCTTGCATCTTCGCGTCTGGTGTGTTCTTACCGCTTACCGGGTCAATCGCGATCGGTAGCTCAGAGTGAACCTCGAACCACGAGCGATTGGTCGGGAAGGTCAGTCTCATAACGTCAGCAGTTATGATTTCAGAAGCCTTGGCCAACTCTCCTAATTCCATGACGGAGCGCCACTCTGGGTCAATCTCTGACCCGTCTTTGCGGTAACGCTTCATCGGCTCCATGTAAATCTGGCGGTCAACCTCACGCCAGATAGTCTCATGGGCAGAACGGAATTTCTGGCGCTTGCGGGCCTCGTGTTCGTTTTTCACGAACTCAGCGCACTTATCCCAATCTTTCTTCCCGATCTTCCGTTTTTTGACTTCAGCCATTTTCTACCAATTCCTCACACCGCTGTAGTAATCGTTTGACTGTTTCGACCTGACGGGTTTGGTTATGGCAAACCGTCGCATCATTACCGCGTAACGGGTTGCCGACATCAGGTCATCGTTGAGTTTCACTATTTCTCCCTGTTTGCGGTGATACATACGCCACTCGTCAAACCATTCCTTGCAAGTAGAGAAAACCTTAAATCTTCCGGTCTCCATCCTCGACAGGATTTCCTGAACGCCTACCTCTACACCGTTCCCGCCTTGGCCTTCCTTCTGTCCAGGTGACGGAGGATTGGAGAACGGCTCGCGGTGCATTGAGACTCCCATATTCCTGTAGATATCGGCCATCGGTCGTCCTGACCTCGGGTCGTTCTGCATACCGTCATGCGGCCACGCTACGGGTATCCATTCGCCCCTTGATTTGATGGCTTGGGCGTGGACTTCAGTCAGAGCGTGTGACTGTCTCCATGTGTCATAAACTATGATCGTGTCGGTGTCTTTATCCCACGCGATACACGCTAACGCGGCGGGGTGGTCGTAGCCAAAGTCCACACCGCTGATCTTTGCCCAATGACTGGGAATCTGGAACGGCTCGACCCGTAAACGATCTTCCTCAATCGGCCAGATAAGACCAGACCCCATCAGAGGAACACCACGAGAGCGCATATCCCTTTCGTGAGCGGGGATCGCCATTAGCTTCTGCTGTTGCTTCTCCGGCGTCATGTGCGGCGCGTCATCCCAACCGGCCTGAACGATAGCCTGTCCAGGCTTTAGGTCGTTAATGAACTGATGCACAACCTCTGTAACGCCTTCCTCTGGCGTGAAGGTGATATACAGAATCCCGTCAGTTGCAAATGTCCCACGTAGCATCTGCGACCATACGTCTGCCGGTGGTTCTTCATCCCCCCACCCGCCGTCGATACGGTAGCCCATGAACTTCTTAGCGCCTTGTTCAAAGGCTCTGAAATAGACCTTCGACCAACCGCCTGAGACGTGTTTAACTAAAACGGAGTCGTAGGCGTTCGGGACTCCGGGTTTACGGACTCTATCCCCGATGTCTTCTAACGGAACGGCACCAGTCCCTAGTTCCTTGTCGTTGGTCGGCTCGCCAAATAGTTCACGCTGACAACGGTCTCTGGTGGTTTCATTCGTAGTCGAAGCGACCATGAACTCAACAGACTTTGTGAACCTGTGGCCTGTCCACCAATCAGGGTAAAGCCCGGTTAAGTGGTAGGCGGTTTCCATCGCACCACAGAATGTTTTACCGATCTGGTTAGCGGCCATTAAAGCACGCTGTCTTGCCAGAGTTCCTTCGTGCGCTATCGCTCCGTGGAACTTCTTCTGATAATCATAAGGGGCGTAGAATTCTAGCCTGTGTGTCCTGCGGTAGCCGTCAATACTCTCAATCAGGTCTACCGTGTCGTCGATGCTCACTTTTTCCCCACGAACTCCATCAAAGCCTTCTCTTTCCACCAGTCCAAGTGATAGTCACAGTTTGCGTATTCAGGAAAGTACGGCCCGCCTATCGTGAAGTGGACGTTTTTAGCCTCGTGGTTTAACGGCTGATACCCGACAAGGTGATTCCAGACGCTAGGTAAATACCCTATATCTTCGTCATCCAACCAACGAAACTGATGCAGTTCAAGCCCGTCAGCGGAATTAACGTATTCCGGAGTCAGGGCTTTGCACTTGGCGTTGTTGAACAAGATAACGCTAGACCAGTTCTTTCGGCTGTACTTGGTCTGTATATTCCCGAGATACTTTTCTGTCTCTTCCGGAATGTGTGTGTGGTGAACGCATTTCACCGCGAACTTATCATCTCGGTGCGCCCATAGCTTCGCAATGTCGTCTCTGAAAAGCATGTCGCAGTCCATGAAGATTGACCAACCTTCATAGTTACACATCCACGGGACCAGAAACCTGGAGAAACTAAAGTCGTTACTCTGTAGAGGGTGCCTTGGTCTGTCGAGAATCCCTTTAAGGTTATTCAGCGATACCGGCGTAATGGATACCGGCATAGAGGAATGCCTTCTAATGGAATTACTTAAGACATAAAAAGGCAAAGACTCTACATCATCGAACCCGATAAAGATGTTAATCATCAGTAGGCCACACAGTCTTGACAGACTGTCCCGGTTAAGTCTTCTTTCAAGTGGGCTTCCCTGATCTTCTGGAACTCAGGAGAATTCCATGCTTCCATGAAAGACTGTTTAGTCAGGTCTCCGACGACAAATCTTCCGTCT